AAGTACCTGATGCTACCTTTGATGTACTAGACATTAATTAATTTCTCAAATGTTGATGCAAATTTTCGAACATATGTTGGGTCAATGATACGAATAAAAGAATCGTTCAGATTTTTTTCAAACATAAAGTTACGATTAGACTGGAATGTTAAAGAATTTGTACCAATTCCTCCCTGAATGTGTAAGGCATTGGTCACTGCTCTTTTTTCTTCATCTCCGTTCAAATAATAATGATGTGGAGCTTCGGCGTATTTCCAGGCCTCATATGTAGAGACAGAATCAGAGGTTGTTTGGCCGATTACCAACTCTGTTGAATTATTGATCGCCCCTGGAGTGCCAAAAAAACTTCCCGTCGTGTTTTGTATGACTAACTGATTCAGATCGAGATCTTTTTTTGTAAGAGTTCCCGTACCCCCTGAGGTACCACCAAGAATTGTTTCTCCTATCTCGAATCTACCTGCCAAACTGTTGGCAAAATCTGTTATTTGGTTGTCTGTATTACGTGTAATGGAAGGATTTGTTGTGATTGCCCAGCCTTCGTACTCTGTATCAATGTATGTCTGTAAATCCATCGTGGACATAGGCCAGACGGCCAATCCATCGTGTAAAAATTCGTTGATAATAAAGAATGTCCAATAGTATCGTGATGTACCATATAATCTTTGGCTTACGATATCAGGCCTTTCACCATCTTTTATTTCGTATGTACGATATGCCGAAACGTTATCAACAAAATTCTGTACTGGACGTACTGAACGATAGATGTCTACAACGTTTGTAAGGACTCCATCGTTATTATAATCGTATAGACTCTTTGGAAACTGCTTAAAATAAGACATTATTCACCCTCTCCTTGTGCCGAATCGGTGGATGGACGTTCTCTACGATATTCCAAATCTTCGCCATATAGATCGTCTCGAGTAAGAGCTTTTGTCTCTTGAAATGTAATACTCATAGAAGTTTCTACTGGTGCACCGTCTCCATGAAACATATTTGATGTCTCATTGTATGTTGTTGTTAAATTAATGAGATAAGAATCTAATATCATCGGCATAAATTTATTTTCTTCTTCGCCGTTATAAAATTTTATTCTAAAAATTGGTGGGTATTGTAAGGCAATAGGATCTAATTCTTTCGGATACATGAATTTTCTAAATAAATTCTCTATCATTCTTACGTCTTCTGCCTCTTCTGATGATTCAGGGACACATTTAAACGTAAATCCAAATGAACGTAATGTAGTACTCTCAAATGCCGTGGCAATATATGGATTTGCTGCTACTCCCATCTGTATGCCTGCTGCAGCTGCTTTATTTCCGCCTACACCCGTAGCTAATAGTGTTGCCATTCCAGTATTTCCCATTCCTTTGGCACCACCTTTTTGAAACTCTTTTAATGTTTCTTTACCTGCTGTGAGAGCAAGACCTGCACCTAATAAACCTAAATTCATCTGATTATATGTAGCAGCATCAGGAGCAGAGACTCCATTTGGTGTAAAGAGATGTACTTTTGCGAACGCTTCTGGATCGTTCTTTGCTATGATTTCGAATGAGATGTGTGCTGTCGTATCTAGCTCTGCACCTTCTCGTAATGACCTGGGGAATGTATATATTTCCATCTGTAACCTTTATAAATAGAATTAGATTAATTAACTATGGTACTATTTATATGAGTTACAAAGGCAATTACACAATAAAAAATAAAGAAAAGTATATAGGAGATCATACAAAGGTCAAATATAGATCTCTCTGGGAACGTCAAGCATTTAAATGGTGTGAGAGTAATCCACGAGTAAGAGGCTGGAATTCTGAAGAGATTGTTATTCCATATGTATCATCTGCTGACAAAAGATTTCATCGTTATTACGTAGATCTTCTTCTCGTAATGGAGAGTGGTGAAACAATTCTGGTTGAGATTAAACCAAAGAAACAAACAGTAGCACCAAAGAAACCGAAGAGAAAGACAAAGAAATATGTAACAGAGGTGACTACATATCTTACGAATACAAGCAAATGGAAAGCAGCTAATCAATTTGCAGAAGCCAAAGGATGGAAGTTTCAAATATGGACAGAAGAAACTTTAAAGAATTTAGGCATCAAACTACTGAAAGGATGATATAAATAGTACTATGGCGAGTTTATTCGATACCTTAGAAAAGAACGCATTTAGAGCTGGTATTCAGGCAAGGACTGATCAGTCTCGTAAATGGTTTCAGAAGTCTGTTCGAGATTTAGGAACAGTATCTCCGAAGGCAGTATTAAAAGATACTGCTCTAACTCCTCGATCTAAAGGAATTTCAGGTCGTATGTATATGTATTTCTACGATCCAAAGCATAAGCAAACATTACCATATTATGATAGGTTTCCTATGACAATTATGGTATCTCCGGCTAAGGGTGGATTTCAAGGTTTAAACCTTCATTATCTATCACCTAATGTCAGAGCAGCGTTTTTAGATAGTTTAATGGACACAGCAACGAGTAAGACCCTTACAAATACGACTAAGCTAAGAATAACAGCTAAGAAATTAGCAGCCACAAAGAAATATAAAGAATTTAAACCATGTTGGAAACACTATCTGATGGCACATGTTAAATCTCGACTCGTTGAGGTTCCTATGCCAGAATGGGAGATAGCAGTATTCTTACCTGTCGAACAGTTCAAGAAAGTTAAGAAAGAATCTGTTTGGAGATATTCAAGGAAACAAATATACCAGAAATGAGCATAGATAATTTAAAAGCAACGATAGGTAAACGTGGAGGAGCTGCAGCAGCAAATAAATTCTCTGTATTCTTTACACCACCTAAACAATCTCTTATTAATAAAAACCCTACTGCCTTAATTGGTGCGTTATTATCAGGTGGTGGTATTGGTGCATTAATCAATGATCCAAGAGATATCTCATTACTATGTGAGAATGTTACCCTTCCAGGTAGACAAATCAGCACATTAGATTACGGTCATGATAAAGAAATGACACGTAAACAACCGTATGGAGTCATAGATGAAGAAGTCTCCATGACGTTCATGCTAACTAACGATATGTATATCAAAACAGTCTTCGATGATTGGCTAGGTTGTATATACGATTCAGAAACATATCGTATTGGCTACAAAAAAGATTTTAGTACAGATGTTGTTATACAGCAGCTGAATCATAAAGAATTACCAGTTTATGGAATTAAACTGATAAATGCATTCCCAACAACTATAGCGGGAATCACAATGGATAATAATTCAGAGAATACTATCCAAAAATTGACAGTTACGCTTTCTTACGATAAATATATCCAAGAAGATGCATTGTCTAGTACGTTATCTGCAGTTTCGGGTGCAGCTAATTTGCTAACAAATTTATAATTTATATTATAGGAGAAAATTATGGCTTTGCCAATAATGACAGCACCACGCTATCCGGTTACACTGCCGAGTACTGGTGAACAATATACGATGAGACCTTATCTCGTTAAAGAAGAAAAGGCATTGCTAATGGCTTTAGAATCGCAAGATCCAGAGCAAATATCATTAGCAGTTAGAAATATTATATCGGCATGTATTGATGCTGATATTGATATTAATGAATTAGCAGTGTTTGATATTGAAAAATTGTTCTTAGAACTTAGATCAATATCAGTAGGAGAATCTATTTCTATTTCAGGTAAATGTACTGAATGCGAAAAAGGAACTCCGTTAGTAATTGATATTAAAGATATTGAATTAACGAATCTAAATAGAGATGATATGGTAATTCAATTAGCAGATGATGTAGGATTAACAATGAAATATCCGACATTAAATGTAATTAATGAGATTACGCATGATGTTACATCTGTTGAAGGTGTAATGGAACTGATCATAGCTTGTATTGATACAATTTATGATACGGATAACGTATATGATGCGAAAGATGAGGGGCAAACTGCCGTTGAAGAATTCGTTGAAAATTTAAATAGTGAGCAATTTGGAAAGATTCAAGATTTCTTTTCTAAAACTCCAAAATTAGAATATTCTGTAGAATTCGAATGTGAGCATTGCCAACATAAGAATAACCTAGAAATAAGAGGGCTTCAAAGTTTTTTTATCTAGGCCTCTCACATGATAGCATATTAAATCACTATCAGACAAATTTTGCGATGATGCAACATCACAAATATAGTTTGACTGAACTGGAAGGAATGATACCGTGGGAGAGGGAAATATATGTGACTCTCTTACAAGAGTACATAAAAGAAGAGAATGAAAAAATTAAA